ATCAATCGTATCATCATAGTTTCTATATTTTGTATTGCCTGTCCAATTGACTCTTGGAACAACAAGCTCAATATCGTTTGCAGTTACTTTTTTAGCTGCATAAATGTTATCCCAAACTGCTTTTTCTGTACTGATTGTATCAACAATAGAATCAGGTGATGATTCATTTGCATATGGAACATGGTTGCCAATAAACACATATAGAACCGGATCGGAATTGCTTGAGTTATAGACAACATTCCGCCAAATTTCTGCGTTATTGTAACCTAATTTTTTCTTTATAATTGATGGCATAGTCTTTATTTATGTCAGTATAATAACGGGTTGTGCATTTGCACTAGTTGTAAATGCAGACGAAACTGAAAGATTTGTATTACTTATGATAGTCGATACGGTGCGAATTACTCCGTTCACGGCAATATTTGAACCGATAGTTAATGTACCTTTTGTATTTGCAACATTGAATTTTGTATTCATACCAGTAACATAAATTGAACCGGTCGCAACACTAACTCTTCCAGAAATTGTATTTGAAGAAGATGTAGAAATATTAATTGTATTTGCGGTAAATGAAACATATTCATTCAAGTCAGAATAGTTCACAAAACCAGCAGGATGCAACAGTTGTTTTAATATTTTTTTGTATTTTGTAAATTCTGTTGTTGATGCAGTTATGTACGAATAGTCAACATAGTAATTTCTACCTTGCAACTTTCTTTCTGAAGTTGAAAGAATAGAATCTGAAGTTGTCCATCTTCCTGGTAATCCAAGATATACATCCTCAATAGTTGCAGATGCAGTAGCAGTATGGTCACCAGAACCAGTTAAGTCTACTTGTGGGATATATTTGTAACCAGAACCACCACTTGCAACTTTGATAGAAATAATTTGACCAGGTCTTGTATTTCCAATGAATGGAGTAATTGATTCACCATCACCCATCAATGCAGAAATTTGTACATTTGCACCAGTTGCAGTTACATTAGAAGAAGATACAGTTAATGATGGGAAATTACCCTGAGTGTAACCTTGACCACCAATAATGAAGTCACCATATTTACCAATTTTATGAGCAGTTGTTGCAAATGTCCAATTGACATTTACATTCGCAGTTGTTGAACTTGAAATCGAATTGATATATCTAGATTGATTGTTAATGATGATTCTATCACCAACTCTAATCTCTGTACCAAATTGTGTTCCAGTACCAACAATAAACGGACTGTTGTTTATTACATTTGCTGTACCAGAAACTCTTGATGGTTGAATTTCAATTTGAGTAATTGCACCATTTGCTGCTACTGCTTTAACTGCTGCAGCTGCGCCTCGACCAAATGTTCCTGGTGGGTTAGAACCAAACACAACTTCATCACCAACTTGGTAATATTGACCACCATTATTAATTTTAATTCTACCTACTGACTTAAAATCTTTGATACTATACGCAGTCGTACCAGCAGTAAATGTTGGTGAATTAGCATCTAGTGTTGGAGAAATTGATGTTGCGGTATTTGAGAAAAGAACAATTACATTGGTAATTGGACCTAAGTTTGAAATTGTCAAATAACTTAATGCGTCAGCAATAACCGTTGAAACATTTTCTCCAGCAGTAATTAATGTTGATGGAAAACCATAATCAGAAGCAGAAATTAATGTACTTGCATAATCTGATATAACATCATTTGATACAGTAAATGAATCTAAAGTTGAATTGGCAACACCACTTGTATCTGTACCATCAATAGCAAGGTCTAATGAGAATGGACTGATTCCAGAAACTGCAATATCACCATTGAGTTCGAATCCTGCACCGCCATAGTTTACAATGATACCATCAATGTATCCTTCAACAATATCATCCACAGTAGCAGTTGCATCTTCTGTTGCGCCACCGCCAGTAACGATAACAATATCACCAACATTATAATTTGCACCACCATCAATTATGTTAATCTTATTAACGATTGAGAATGTGTCTGCTCTGAGTGTAATTAAACCACCATTATCATCAATGATGTTTGTTTCAACTTCTTCACCACCAGAGAATGTTCCAACTAATGTTTTATCATTGATGAATAATTCAAAAGGAAAACCAAGATTCAATCTGTCGGTAATAATTCTTTTTACCGCTCTTTCAATTAGTGCAGTCGCACCAGATGTTTTGCCAGTAACTTTTCTGTCTTTTAGTATTCCAACATCAAAGTTGGTATAAACAATTTTAATTTCAGAATTAGTTGTTGGTGCAGAATTGAATATTAATTTTTTAGATTCTTTTCTGATATAATAATCAGTTGCATATGTTTTAAGAACACCATTAACATACACTAACACTTCATCAGTATTAACTTGTTGTGCCAATAAGAATGTGGTATTGCCTGTTGCCGTGTATACACTACGAACATCAGTTTCAATTCTTAAAATGTTATCTACTGTCCATTTACCATCAGATGCTTTTAAAACATTATTTCTTGGTAAAATGATATCAACTTCATCGTTGAATAACATTCTGAATAGAAGTTTAAAGGACTTTTCATTACCTTTTGCTAAGTAAAGTGGTAAAACATTTTTAATTAATAGTGCTTTATCTACTTGAGCATCTTTTGGTAGATAAGAAGCATATGTGTTTAAAAATTGTTCTTCGAATTCATCTATAGAAACATCAACATCAGATACATCTTTAAGTTCTTTTGATTTGGTAATCAAATCATTTTTTTGTGTACCTTGTGCGTTTTCTAAGAATTCGTAATATGCTTCCAAGAAAGAAATAAAAACAGGATATTCTTCCCGAACAAATTCAGGAACCTGTTTGTTTATTAATAAAGAAACTTTATTGTCAGTCATTAGATTTCGACTAGTTCAGTTGTTATTGATGTTGTGTCCGTATCATCTAATGTGATAATTGTATTTCTAAATGATTTAACAATACCTTTTTCAGATTCGATGGTCAGTCTTACCAAATTGTCAAATGTTGATAAAGAAATGATGTTTAGATTAGTTAGTGTTACCAAACCAGTATCATAATTGATTGAACCGACATTTGAATTTACAATTTGTCTCTCTGCATTATCATCAAAGTAAACAGTTCTTAGTGTACCATATCTTCCATCCAACACAGCAGTTGCGATACCACCATAACCATTTCCACCAGAAATAGTAATAATAGCACGACTATAGTTAATACCTCTGTTGGTAATATTAATCGATTGAATTCTTCCATTGACAATCACAGCAGAAGCAGTTGCACCAACACCATCACCTGTAATAGTAACAGTAGGTGCTGTTGTGTAACCAGAACCAGCATTAATTACTTGTATGTCAGAAATGCCTGTGTATGATTCTGGAATCTCTTCAATGATAACATTTCTTAAAGTTCCAACCTCATCGTAAACATTAAAGTTTGATGATACCATTTTGTTTGTTGTTGTACCACGATGTAGTGGTGCATTGAATTCAATCTGATATGTAGCTGCAGAATTTAATGTTGGTTCAAATCTTTTTTGCAATCTTAATACAGTTTCAGAACCAGTAATTGTATTCAAATCTACCGAATCAATATAGTCTTGCATTTTTGACAAAACAAAAGTAGAACCAAATTTATTCAAATAGGTATTTTTATAATTTATAATTGAATTCTTAATAGCATTTTTAATTGCTACAGGTGTTGAAGTTGTTTTTGTTTTATCATACTGAACATAGTTTTCAACTATGATGTACAAATATTTTGGATCAATAATTTCAGTAGATACGGCAACAATTGATTTTGGTTTAATAATCTCATCAATAATTCTTTGTTTCTCTGTTTCTGTAATATAGTAGTTTTCTTTTGGTTTTAATGAAACGAAAACTTTACCATATACTGGCGGTGTTTCATCTTCACCACCCCATACAGATAACGAATCAATATTTGGATAACTTCTTTTTAAAAATGTCTCATAGTCTTTAAATGTAACAAGTCTATTTTGTGTTGAGAATTGTGCCGCAGCACCAAATTTAATAGAATCAATTGTTTCTCTCATTGAACCACCAGCAGCAACAGAAACAGTTGTTACTGTAATATTTGTTAGTCCATTAATTGAAGCATTTGGAACAAAAGAAGAAGCTTTATTAGCCGCATCACCTTTTGTTATTAGATATGATACTGAAACTATAGAGCCGTCATTCAACTCTTTACCTAAAACACCATCACCAAATGATAATTGAAATTTTCCATTTTTTCCTTCTTGTAGGAAATATACAGCTGATTCAGATGTAATTTCAAGAATATCTGTCACAGCATTATACACTTGCGTTAATGTGTTTCCTGAATTTGGCACAACCGAAACTTTAATTGTCGATGTGTCGATACCAGAATCTGGTAAAGTAAATGTTCTTTTTGGATTTGAACTTTGATTATATGTAAATGAATATGTTGGTAAATTGCCTTCATAAATTCTTAAATTATCAAAGTAAAATGATGTTCCTGATTTTGTTGCAGTTGCATCATCCAACAAAACAAAATTGTATGAAGTTGTATCAATCAGAGAAGAACTAAATGATGTTCCTCTTGGTACAACAATAACATCAGGTGTTGTATTAGAACTATCTATAGTTAAATTAATTATCGCTTCTGGTGCTGTAATTGAATGTGGTGTATAACCCAAAGTCTTTGCGTGAGAAACAACAGAGTCTCTTAAAATGGCAGTATCTAAAAATGACTCATTGGCAACCATATTCAAGTAATATGAATTATAGTGGGTATTATAAGCAAGAATATCCAACAGAACAGAAAGACCAGAACCTTCAAAGTCATAGTCTTGGAATGTCGATTGTTGTTGTAGATAACTTTTTAAATTTTGCTTGATTTGGTCAAAATCAAGTTCTGAAATTTGTAAACGAGCGTTGGCCATCTTTATCTAATCCGTTCTAGGAAAAAATTAATTGTTATTGGATTTGTTCTGTTGGCAACAAAAAATTCCATGTAAACTTTAAATCCGTTATTATCGTAATCTGGAGAAACATTCAATCTAGATATGTTTGCTCTTGGTTCATAATTCTTAATAGTCTGTTCAATTTCTTTTTCTAATGTTGTTGCCGTAATAGTGTCCATGTTTTCAAACAAAAGACGGCGAACATTACTACCAATATCTGGTTGAAAAGGTCTCTCATAATGATTTGTCAAAATAAGATTCTTAATAGAATTAATAACCGCTGTCTCATTGGTGTAGCGATTTATATCTTTTTTGACAGGATGTATAGCGAAATTCAAGTCTAAATCACTATAAGCTGCGACTATGTTTGTGGTTACGGTTGCCATCTTCTATTTATGAGTTAATTCTGGTAAGGAGTTTACTCGTACCTGTATATTTGTTTAACATCTCTGTTTCCGCAGAACCCATGTTTGTGAATTGTCTTGTTTTTTGATAATCAGAAACCATTGTTTTCATATTAGTAAAAAATGTTTCATCATGCGTTCTTCTTGTATCAATAAAAGTAACCATATCTGAAATACCAGAATATAGTGTATTCGCTTGCGATAATGTTAAATTTGAATTACCATTAGGTGTAACATCAATACTGGCATTTATTGTATTGGAATAAGTCTGAATTGTGCTTGAGTAAACATTCATTTCGGGACCAGTAAACAAACTTGTTTGTGAACCATTAATGATTGATGTATTACTAATACCATCTGTTTGATATATTAAATAAACTAGAAGTTTACTAAAGCCTTTAATTGTTTCTCTAAATGGTTTCGTTGATGCAATAGAAGCACCAGATTCTGTGATGTAATCATTATAAGAAGTTACACCAGAAACCCTATCAGTATGGTCTTTAAAATTAGTTGCAGCTGTGTAAAGACTACTTGTTACATTTTTAACATTTGCCATTACCGCAGAAACTCCAGTAACTCCATATGAAACATTTGAATTCATTATAGAATACATTGCATTAGCAGTAACAGAAATTGTTGTTGATACTGCACCTAATGGATTCTGATAATATCCACTAACACTACTATCTGATATATCTTGTGTTTGCCAATCTTCTATTATTGATGGTAAAGCTTCTAAATGTTCTATTGTGTTAGCAGAATATTTGGTTATATCACCATGTGGATCACTATAGTTGTAACCTAATTTTTGAAATAATGTTGCCATAATTAAGCGCTCATTGCAGGTGATAATGTTGGAGAAGTCGGACCTTTTGGTGACAAATGAATGTGTACATCATACAATATATCATTGATTAAGTCTGCTGATAATATAGAAGAAGATATACCATTAGTTGCTAATCCAACATTTGTTTTTAAAAAGTTTCCAACTGGCGCATTAACTGAACCTAATGCAGTTACAGAACCTACAATATTAATACAACCAGGTGTAGCGACTGGTGTTGCTGGGGTTGGAATACCCAAACTTAAACCACCAAGAGATGATGTGAATCCGTATGGTCCAGCGTAAACTCCCATGCCCGCATTAACTCTAGATTCTGCTGTAAGACTATCACAAGTGATTGAACCACTAATATACAAATCAGAAACTAAATCCAAACTTTGTGCTGATGACAATGTTAATGAACCGCCAAATTTTTCACTTGCGCCAATATCAACATCAGCATCGCCTTGAATTGAAATATCTTGCACACCACGAATATTCATTTTACCTTTAACTGCAAGATTATAGTCACCATTAACTTCTTGATTATAATTACCATCAACTTGCATATTACAGTCGCCCTTGACTACAATGTTGCAAGCGCCAGTAACATAAACATTCTTTTTACCTATTGTGATATCAAAGTTTTCACCAAATACTTTTACAACTTGGTCGCCGTTTGGATGCATCTCAATAAAGTTCTTAGACTTGCCATGTTGTATGCGAACTCTTTCTCTACCAGGAGTATCATCTAATTGAATAGAATGTCCAGATTCTCCATCCCATGTTTGATAGTGTGGGTATAATGGCGGGTGGTCTTTATCCGCAGCTGAAGGTGGTTCAGTAAATAAATTTGTTGATGGGTTCGATGCTAAAGCTGCACTTATTGTTGCATATGCTTTATCGTAATCACTAGTTGTT